GGCGCCCCGGTCACCTACCTTCCGCAGGGCGGGAGCGCGCGGGTGGTGCAGTCGGTGTTCCGGCGGATGCCGGTGGATGCGACGGATCCCGACGGGCACCCGGTGCTGGTCACCAGCCCCAGCTGGTCGGTGCCCCGGGACCTGGTGCCCGAGCTCAGGCGCGGCGACCAGATCCGGCCCGGCGACGGGCTGACCTACGAGGTGCAGAATGTCTGGCCTTCGGGATCACCCGCCACGGATGCGCGGCTCATATGCGAGCTGTTTGAGGTCTTTTCATGACCCATTACCGCAGCACCTTCCGGGCCCAGGCGAAGGCCGCGCTGGAGGCCTCGGGCGCTCTGGCCGGGGTCACCCTGCTGTCGGCCTGGGCCGAGCAGATCGACGCCGCGACCCTGCCGGTGATGGGCGTGGCGACCCCTTCGGAGCGCAGCAGCCGCAGCAGTCATGGCGGGACGCTGGAGAAGGGCACGCTGCTGCAGGTGGTGCTGAAGCGCCAGGGCGGCAGCGACCTGGAGGATCAGCTCGACACCGATACCGCCGCCATCGAGGCCGCCGTGAGCGGGGCGCTCAACGGCGCGGGTGTCCAGTGCCTGCTGGAAGAGGTCACCACCATCGTCAACGGCGAGGGCGCCCGCCGCATCGGCACCGCCACCGCCAGCTTCCGCGTGACCTCCTGGCACGCGGCCTGATCCCCAGAGAACGGAGAATGACATGAGTACCACGGGCGTTGGTCTTGGCTATGGCGCCAGGATCCGGGTCGGGCGCGGCGCCACGCCGAGCTGGACCGAACTGGCGGGGATCGGCGACTTCGACCTGCCGGACGGGGAAGCCGACGAGGTCGACGTGACCTCGCATTCCTCGCCGAACCGCAGCAAGGAATACATCCCCGGGCTTCTCGATAACGGCACCCTCTCGGCGCCGCTCGACTATATCCCGGAAAGCCCCCAGGACATGCTGCTGCGCTACCTGCGCGCGGCGGGCGAGCTGATCCAGGTCGAGGTGACCGCCGCCGGCGCGACGACCCCCGAGGTCTACGCGGGCTTCGTCAAATCCTACGGGCGCTCGGCGCCGGTGCAGGGCAAGTCGACCGCCACGGTGGTCTTCCGCATCAACGGCCTCGTCTCGGGCGAGGCCACCGACCCGGCGGCCAGCGCATGAGCACGATGAACGGCGATTACACCTTCGACGCCCTGGGCCGCAGCTGGACCCTGTGCTTCGACTTCAACGCCCTGGCGGACTTCGAGCAGCACTCGGGCCGCAAGGCCGCGGCCTTCCTGGCGGAGATCGAGACGGACCCGGAGGCGCTGAGCCTTGCCGACATGCGCATGATGGTCTGGGCCGGGCTGGTGCAGCATCACCCCGAGGTCACGCTGCGCGAGGCCGGCCAGATCCTGGGCGAAGCGCCCGAGGCGATGATGCAGGCCCTCGGGGCGGCCATGCCGGAGCCGTCGCAGGACGGGGCGAAGGCGCTGCCGGGAAAGCCCAAACGCCGCAAGCGCCGCCCCTCGGGCTGAGCGGCCTGCAGCGCGCCTGGGTCCTGGCGGGCCTTGCCCCCGAGGCCTTCGGGCGCCAGACCCCGCGCAGCTTTGCCTTGCAGATGGAGGCGCTTGCGCAGCGGCGCCGCGAAGAGCGCCAGCGCCTGATCGAACAGGCCTGGCTGACCGCCATGCTGGGCCGCGCCGACAAGATCGTGCCGCTGCACGAGCTTCTGGCCGAAGCCCATCCCCGGGATCCCGCAGAGGTCGCGGCGGAACAGCGCGCCCGGCTGCGCGCCCTCTCGGCAACCCTTCAAAAACGGAGCTGGTCGCAATGGCTGGACACCTCGTAGGCCGGATGCAGGCGGTCCTCGGACTGGATGCCTCGGGCTTCAAACGCGCCCTCGAAGAGGTGCGCGGCAAGACCAACGGCTTCTCGCGCGCGCTGATCGGCGTGTCGCTGAAGATCGCGGCGGGGATGGCCGGCGCCATCGGCTCGATCGGCGGGATCACCTCGGCGACGGTGGCGGCGGCGAGCGAGGTCTCGCGGCTGGCGCAGGTCGCCAATGCCAGCCCGGCGGTGTTCCAGAAGTGGGCCGCCGCCGCCGGCACCGTCGGGATGGAACAGGACCAGCTGGCCGACATCCTGAAGGATGTGAACGACCGGGTGGGCGACTTCCTGACCACCGGCGGCGGGCCGATGGCGGACTTCTTCCAGCAGATCGCCCCGAAGGTCGGGGTGACGGCGGACCAGTTCCGCCGCCTCTCGGGCCCCGAGGCGCTGCAGCTCTACGTCTCCAGCCTGCAAAAGGCCGGGGTCAACCAGCAGCAGATGACCTTCTTCATGGAGGCCATGGCCTCGGAATCGACCCGCCTGGTGCCGCTGTTGCAGGAGGACGGCGCCGAGATGGCGCGGCTGGGGGATCGGGCCGAGGCGGTGGGCGCGGTGCTGGACGACAGGACCGTCGGGGCGATGCAAAACACCCGCAAGGCGCTCTTCGAGATCCAGATGTCGCTGACCGGGATGCGCAACCGCATCGCCACGGCGGCGCTGCCCTCGTTGCAGATGTTCGCCGACCTGCTGGCGCGGGGCAGCGGGCAGGGCGGGGTGCTGACGCGGGTGATCACCGCGCTGGCCGGCAACCTCGACCGGATCGTGGCCTATGCGGGGGCGGTGACGGTTGGGGTCGGGACCTACCTGGTCGGCGCCTTCGTGGCGGCGCGGGTGGCCTCCCTGGCGCTGAGCCTGTCGCTCAGCCGGCTGAAGGCCGGGCTGCTGGCCTCGGGCTTCGGCCTCGCGCTGGTGCTGGCCGGAGAGCTGGCCCTGCGGTTCTTCCGCCTGGTGCAGGCCAGCGGCAGCCTCGGCGCGGCGCTGGCGCTGCTGCGGGAGATCGGCGCCGAGGCCCTGGGCCGGATCGGGCTGGCCGGGCAGGGGCTGCTCTCGGGGCTGAAGGCGGTGTGGCTGGGCATCGAGGCCGCCGGCCTTGCGGCGTTGACGGGCGTCATGAGCGGCGCTGTCACGGTGACCAACCGTTACATCGGGCTGTGGCGCGGTGCCTTCGCGGCCATCAAGGCGCTCTGGGGCGAGCTTCCGGCGGTGCTGGGATCGCTGGCCTACAGTGCCGCGAATGCCATCCTTGGCGGCATCGAGGCGCTGCTGAACGGCACGGTGGAGCGGATCAACAGCTTCATCGGATCGGTGAACGACAAGATCCCCGAGGGCCTGAAGCAGCGCTTCTCCATCGGGCTGGTCGGCAAGGTTGAGCTGGGCGGGATCGCCAATCCGCACGCTGGCGCGCTGGCGCAGGCCGGGGCGGCGGCGAAGGGCGCCTTCCTCGACGGGTTCAACACCGACACGATCCCCGGGCTCGATACCTCGGGGATCACCGGCGTGGCGGATGCGGCGCGGGACGCGGCCGGCAATGCCCAGCTTGCCGCAGGCGCGATGGGGGCGCTGGCCACGGCGCCGCTGGCCTCCTGGGAGAAGCTGAAGACGGCCATGGCCGGCGGGCAGGACGCGGTAGAGGCCACGACCGGTGCTGCCGATACGCTGGGCACGGCCTTCCGGACCGCCGGCACCGCCGGCGCCGCGGCGGGTTCGCAGGCCGCCGGGGGCGCTGCCAAGGTGCTCAAGGGCCTGAAGGACCAGCTGGCAGAGCTGCGGGCGACCGCCGGCCTGACCGACGCCCAGACCCTGGCCTGGCAGAAGCTGCAGGAGGCGGGCGTCGCGGCCACCTCGGCCACGGGGCAGCAGATCGCGGGCCTGGCCGAGGCGATCACCCGGATGCAGCAGCTCAAATCCGCGACCGACAGCGTGAGGGAGGCCGGGCGCAACGCCTTCGCCAGCCTGGTCACCGGGGCGCAGAGCTTCACGTCGGTCCTGTCTAACCTGCTGGCCAGCGCGGCCACGTTCTTTGCCAACAAGGCCTTCGACAGCCTTTGGTCCGCGGCCAGCGGCAGCAGCCTGACCAGCGGGATCGGCAGCCTGTTCAAGGCGCTGGTGGGCGCCCATGCCAACGGGACCTCCAACTTCGCCGGCGGCTGGACCACGGTTAACGAACGCGGCGGCGAGATCCTGAACCTGCCCTCGGGCACCCAGATCATCCCGAACGACATCTCGAAGCGGATGGCGGACGGGGCGGCGCGGCAGGGGGCAGGGCAGACCGCGATCCATGTCGAGGCCTCGCCCTACTTCGACGTGCGGGTCGCGCAGACCTCGGGGCAGGTCTCCGGGGCCTATGCCAAGCGCAGCGCCCGGTCGCTGGACCGTGCGTCGCGCAGCTATAACGCCAGGGGGACCACCGTATGAGCCGCGCCATCATCGACCTCCCGCGCTTCCTGCTGCGGGCGAGTCTGGTCGACTGGGACATCGACTGGCGCGGCCAGTCGGCGGGCGGCGATACCGCCGGGGGCGAACAGGTGGTCTACAACGCCTTTCCCCGCTGGGTAGGGTCGCCGAGGATCATCCTGCCGGGACCGATGATCGGGGTCTGGCGGGCGATCCGGGCGCAGGCCGAGGGGCGGGTCAATGCCTACCGTGTGCCGATGGTCGATCCGGTCTCGCTCCGGCCCCAGGCGCGGGACTGGCGGGCGGATCTGCAAGCCTGGCAGCGCGGGATCTACCGGCCCCACAGGCCGGTGGTCACCTGCACGACCGCCGTGGCTGCGGGCGCCACGACGATCACGGTGAATGAGGCGTTGGCGGGCCAGCCGGTGCGGGTGGGGGCGTTCCTGAGTTACGACGACTGGCCCTTCGTGGTGACGGGACGCGCGGGCGCGGGGGCGGCGGTGACGCTGTCGGTGAAGATGCTGCGCACCGCCATCCCGGCGGGCGCGGCTATCGATCTGGCGGCCTCGGGGGTGTTCCTCGGGACCTCGGACACGATGGGCAACCCCGCTTACGACACCAGCGGGGTGGCCTCGGTGGATCTCGACTTCAGGGAATGGATCGGACGATGAGCTTCTTTCCGGCGGGGTTCGACCCCCGGGCGCCGGCGGCACGGGTGCTGCGGCTGGCCAATCTCAGCACGCCCGATGGCGACTTCGGCTTCATCGTCGGGACCGAGGGGCGGTTTACCGACGTGACCGGCAAGGCGTGGGTCGGCTCCACGCTGATCACGGCGGGCGATACCGAGATGTCGCTGAACGGCACCGCGCCCAGCGGGTCGGTCACGCTGTCCTTCCTGCAGGACCCGGATGCGCCGGACCTGGTGGCGCAGGTGCGCGCGCTTGGCCCCGATTACGTGGCGGGGCGGGCGATCACCTTCTGGATCCAGCCCTTCACGACCCTGGAGGAGATGTATGTGCCCGTCTTCGCCCCCTGCCTCTATGCGACGCGGGTGATGCGCAAGATCAGCCTCACCGCCTCGGGGGCGCAGGACCGCGCGATCAGCCTGAGCTTCGAGGGCCCGTTCGAGTTCAGGAAGGGCGCCCGGCGCCGGATCTACAACACCACGGACCACGGCCAGCTGCTGGGCGCGGCCAACCCGAGCCTGACCTACATCCCGACCGACAACCGGCGGGATGAGAAGATCTGGGGATGACATGACACCTCTCTATACCTTCCTGCACCGGCAGATGTCGGTGCCCTTCGTCTGGGGCGGCTTCGGCGGCGGATCGGACTGCATGCTGATGCTGGCCGACTGGTTCGCGGACTGCCATGGCCATGACCCCGCCGAGGAGCTGCGCTTTGCCTATGACAGCGCCCCGAGCTGCCAGCGCGCGACGCGGTTCTTCTCTGATCCGGTGGCGGTGGTGGCGCATGTCGCGGAGCGCCGCGGCGGGCTGGCGCGGGTGGCCGCGCCGCAGAAGGGCGACATCGCCGTGCTGCGGTTCGTCGATGCGGGGCGGGCGGTCTCGGTCGGAGGGATCTGCCTCGGGAATGCCTGGGCCATGAAGACGGAAGGGGCGCGCGGCGGCGGGGTGCATACCCGCGATGCCGCGCTGGTCGAGGTCCTGGCGGCCTGGGGGATGCACTATGTCGATCCGTAAGGGGCTGCTGCTGGCCGCGCTGCTGAGCAGCACCGCGCTGCCCGTCCGCGCAGATCCGGTGACGGGCTTCGTGGCCATGGCCTATGCAGCTTCCAGCGCCACGGCGCTTTATGCGGGCTACATCGGCAGCGCGGCGCTGGCGACGGCGGCCATTGCCACGACGAACTTCCTCGGCCAGACGCTGCTGGCACAGGGGCTGGCCTATGTGGCCGGCAAGTTGACCTCCAAAAGCAGCAACCCCTATGCCAGCACCCTGCAGAACTATGCCCAGCCGATCAGCTACATGCAGCGCGGCTATGGCACGGTGCGCGCGGGCGGGGTCTTCGGCTTCACCGGGTTCATGGATAACCGGCGGCATTACACGATCCTGGTGGCGGCGCATTCCACGGCAGGGCCGGTGACGCAGTACCTCTCGGACCGGGAGGTCGAGATCGACGCGGAGGGCAATGTCACCACCGACGCGATGGCGGGCTACGGCAACATCCGCCCCTTCACCGGCCAGACCGGGCAGGGGGCCGATGCGGTGCTGAGGGCGGCCTTCCCGGAGATCACCGCAGACTTCGACTTCGCGCAGCTCTCGGGCGCGCATCTTTGGGCGAAGCGGGTGAAGGTCTCGGATCTGACGACGGTCTATCCCGATGGCGACATCTGGGCCTATGCGCCGGTCTGGAAGATGAACGATCAGATCCTTGATCCGCGCGACGGTACGGCCAAATGGACCGACAACCTCGCGCTCTGCTTTGCCCATGAGATCGTCCATTACCTGGGCGCCGGGGTGGATTGGGACGAGGTCGCCGAAGAGGCCGAGGCCTGCGACGTCCTGGTGACCAACGCCGAAGGCGCCACGCAGCGCAAATGGACCTTCAACCGCAGCTATACCGACGATGCTGCCTGGGACGACATCTGTGCCGAGGTCATCGCGGCGGGGGATTGCTTTGTCTACGAACGGCCCGACGGCAAGGTTGGCTTTAAGGTCGGACGCTGGATCGACCCGGAGGTGACGCTGGAAGCGGGCGATTTCCTGAGCCTGACGCTGGAGGCGGGTGCGGATCTGGGGGCCAACAGCCAATATACGATCACCTATGTCGAGCCGCTGAACAGCTACCAGGAAACACCTTCGGGCGTCTGGGTGCAGGATGACACCGCAAAGCGCGTGGCCTCCGAAGTGCAGGTCTACCCGATCAACTCGCACAACCAGGCCAGCCGGATCAACAAGCGCCGGGCTCTGGTCGAGCATGCCGAATGGGCGCTGAGCGGGACGATCAAGCTGATCGGGTTCGAGCTGATCGGGCAGCGGTTCTTCCGCATGGTGCATCCCGAGTTCGGGCTCGATGTCCTGTTCGAGATCGGCAAGCTGCAGATCAACGAGGACGGGATGACCTTCGATATCGAGGCGCGCTCGGTCACGGCGTCGGACTTCGAGTTCGATGCCGCGACCGAGGAGCCGGAGCGGCCCGCGTACGAGCAGGTGCAGAGCGATGACAGCGTGGCCGATCAGACCGGGTTCTCGGGGGCGGTGCTGTCGATCTCGAACGGGGCGGCGGCGATCACCTGGAGCTGGGATGCGGCAGACGACAGCCTGCACCAGCAGGTCCGCATCATGTCCTCTGACGCGGGCGTAGAGTGGCAGACCTACACCTTCACGGAAGGCCAGATGAGCTGGGTGGCGACCGGGCTGGTGGATGGCGCGCAGTACCTCGCACAGGTGCGCAACCAGACGGGGGCAGGGCGCGTCGGCGCCTGGTTCCCCGAGGTGCCGGTCTCGGTGACGGCGGTGGCCTACACGACCGCACCCGGGGCGCTGTCGGGCTTTGATGTGGTCGCGGACGGGTCGGACGTGGCGCTGTCCTGGAGCGCGCCGAACGACGCCAATTACTTCGCCACCCGGATCTGGCGGGCGAGCTATGACGCGGCCACCACGCCGGACTTCGCGGACGCCTCGGCCATCCACGTGGAATACGGCACGGCCAGCGTGACCGATGCCTATACAGATCCCGGCCCCGGCGCCGGGGCGCATTACTACTGGGCCGAGGCGATCAACGCCTCTGGCGTGGCGGGCCCCCGGGCGGGTCCGCTGGACCTCATCTTCTCGTAAATCGGAGGCCGCATGGCTGTATCGCAAACCCGGATCACCGGCCCCGTCGTGCTGCCCGATGGCAGCGCCGCGACCACGGGGCAGGTGGTCTTTACCCTGCGCGCCTGGGACAAGCAGGGCGACGCGCTGGTGATGCATGGCCCGGTCATGGCCCCGATCACCGATGGCGCCATCGACGTGACGCTGTTTCGCACCGGCGCCGGAGAGGCCGGCACGCCCTATGACGTCTCTTATGTCTGGTGGGACGATCTGGGGGAACTGCGCGGCCTGTCGGTCGGACCGATTGCACTGTCGGGCGCGGGGCCGTTCAGCCTGGCCGAGCTGCTGGCGACCTCCTACGTGCCCTCGACCCAGCCCGATGCGCTGGCCCAGGCGCTGGCGGCGGCGGTGGCAGCGGCGTCGGAGGCGGCCACCGCCGGATCGGCCCGGGAGGCCGCCGCGCTGGCCGCCGCCCAGGCCGCGCTTTACGAGGGTGTTTGGCTGGATGATGTTGCGGCCATCGAGGCCGACACGACGCTGACCTACGCTGCCGGATCAGCCCAGGTCGCGGTCGGGAATTTCCTGCGCACCCGCGATGAACAGTTCGGCTTCCTGGTGGCCGAGGTGGAGGCCGAGGATGCCGACATGCAGACCGCCGGCCAGGTCAAGGCCTATGCCCGCGCGCGGGATCGCTCGGACTTCAACGTCTTCCAGTTCGGGGTCAAGGGCGATGGCGTCACCGATGATGCCGCAGCACTGAACCGGGCGATTGCGCGCACCCAGGCGCTTGGCGGTCGGCTGATCGTGCCGCCTGGGCTGTACCGTTACGGGTCCGAGCTGCAGATCAGCGATGTCATGCAGCTGCAGGGCGCCGGGCTGCGGCGCACGATCTTCCAGCCGATGGACGATTATTCCGGCTGGTTCATGGGCATCACCGAGACCACCTTTGCCGGATCGGTGAACCAGGGCCCGGCACCGACGCTGGGCAAGGACCTGGCCGGGGTGGGGCTGGCGGATTTTTCCGTGCGGTCCTCGCGCAGTGGTGTCGTGCAGCACGGCATCCGCTGCATCGGGCGCAATGACCGGATGCAGTGGAACAATATCTATGTCGAGCTGCTGGAAGGCACGCATTACCACTTCGGCCATGAGAACGGCACCAACTCCGAGGGCAACCCTGCGGCGGCCTATATCCGCGAGGGCCTGTTCCGCAATGTCGAGAGCCGGGGCGGGGGCCAGGCAGCAGGCGCCTTCCCGGCGGTGGTCTTCGACAGCCATGGGGTCGGCGACGCCTCGAACCTGTGCGACTTCTTCGGCTTCCGCGTGGTCTATCCCTATCACGTCGGTTGCGACTTCGACCATGCGGCGACGCAGAATGCGATCCGGCGGCTCGCATTCTACAGCGCGCTGTTCCATGCCTCGGACGAAGCCCCGGTGGCGCATACGTCGCCGATGCTGCGCCTGACCGGGCGGCTGAACGATCTGGCCTTCTATGGCTTCAAGACCAACACGCTGCTGGCCGGTCAACCCGGGGTCGAGATGAACGGCAAGACCGTGGCGGGCACGCTCTATCGCCCGGACGGGATCCTGCTGGACGGCGGGATTTCCAGCGGCGCGGGCGATCTACTGGTGCTGAACAACTGCGCCGCGGTCGAGGCCAACTTCCGCCAGCTGGGATCGAGCGGCACGCATCTGACCATCGGGGCCAATGTCGCCGGGCCGGTGCAATGGCGCTGTCCGAAGGTTGCGACCTTCGCCATTGCGGACGGGCAGGGCAAGGTGCTGTCGAGCTACCGGGCCCTGCAGGACGAGACCCCGGCGCGGTTCTCGCGCATCGTGCTGGGCGAGGGGATCTATTCGCCGCTGATCATGGCCGGGTCGGTCCTGCCGGAGGCGGCGATCGCGGCCCCGGCGCCCTCGATGTACTTCTACCAGGACCAGGACGGCGAGCGTGACAGCGACACTCTCTATCTGAAGGGGGCGGGGTCGGATGCCACCGGCTGGTGGCCGGTCAGCCTGCTGGTGGGCGGGGATCGCGATACGCAATTGCCCGAGACGCCAACGCTTTACCAGTGGTTCTTCGACAATCCCTCGAAGGCAAGCGGGCGCTACGACGGATCAGGCTGGTGGTGGTCTCCGGTGTGGAAGAACGTGCCGGCCTCTGCCACGGCGACAGGGATAAAGGATCAGATCGCCCGGGATGACGACTACTTCTACGTCTGCACCGGAACGAACGTCTGGAAGCGCGCCGCGCTGTCGAGCTGGTGAGGGGACGATGAGCGATCCGACGAAAGATCCCGCCGTGATCGGCGGGCTGGCCGAGGCGCTGCGCGCCTGGCGCGAGACCCTGCCGGAACAGTTCTTCGCGCTGCTCCTGTCGGGCGTCGCCGGCGCCTGGGTGCGCGCGGTCTTCCTGCCCGAGATGCGCCTGGTCCGCCGCCTGGTCGAGGCCCTTGCCGGGGTCTGTTCTGCGATGACGCTGGGCTGGCTGCTGGGCGCGATCCTGGATGGGTGGACCGATGCCGGCACGCCCGCCTATTGCGGCGCGGCCTTCGCCATGGGCGAGGGCGGCAT